ACCCAGTCGGCTACCGTCCGAATTACTGGCTCATGAACCGCCGGTCCGCTTACCAGCTCCAAGTGAGTCGGTCCGCTTCCAGCGTTCAGAACGGTGTCAAAACCTCAAGCGGTTCTGAGATCTTTGCCCCTCTGCCTACTGAGTCGAACGGCATCCCGATCGTCATCACCGATTCCATCCTCAACGACGAAGCTCTGACCGCTTAATCTTTAAAGAATTACTACAATGGCTAACGAATTTTCTCGAAACATTCAAGACGCAACGCTTAGCGTTACGGCCACCATCCCGGCCACAGCAACCGATGCGTTTACCGCTGATATTGACCTCGGCACCAACAGCAAAGGTTTCCTTCCCGAAGAGCATGAGCTAGAAATTGCTTTCCCTGCTTTTACGGTGGGTCAGCTTGCTAACGGCGCAACCGTCACGGCGCTTGTGCTGAACGGCGCTGCTGCCTCTCCGACCGGCACTGCTCTTGGAATTTCACGAGTTGTGACCGGCGCGGGTGGTGCTGGGGCTCCAGCCACTAGCTTCCGCGTTCGCTTGCCGGCTGGTACACTTGAGTTCCTGCGGGTCAAGTTTACCACATCGGCTGCTAATGCCGGTGGCACTGCCTCCGTCAAGCTGCTGACCTAATTTTGGTGTAGTGTGTCGTTATCATCGTGGGCGGCTGACAGGGTTCTATCCTTGTCAGCCGCTTTTTTGTATGACCTACGCTCAACGCATCGCTTTAGCCCACGGACGCATCCGCACCAAGTTTGGGACGGTATCAGACACGGCCATGCTCTACGTCTGGCACAATGGCGCGCAGGTCAGGTGCTACGAATCAACAGGGCGGACGCAACGCAATTTACTTGCATCAATAGTCGTCAAGGACGAGACGCTGACGGTCAATGCGACAAAAGCAGAATTTACGACCGTACCGCAAACTGGTGACGAAATCAAGTTTGGCACCACGATGGCGACCGCAGCTACCCTGCGCATCGACAGTATCCAGACGAATACGATCCGGCCTTTTTATGCGCTGGACCTTATTGACCCGAACAAAGCGACCACAGCAGAATGAGTGTTTCCCTAACCGTTGAGACCCGCGAGTTGCAGCGTGTGTTGTCCGGCTACGCGCGCAGCAAGATGAAAACCGATGCCGATGTGGTTAACAAAGCCATGCGCTACTGGGTGCCGTTTGCCGCCAAGCGCGTTATCGACAAGACGCCAGGAGGAAGCAAGATTTTGCAAGAACTTCTGGCTCCGGCAAGGGGACGCTACAAAGCCAAGAAGGCAAAGTCGAAATATAATAACACGGCAGCGGCGGCAATTTTCATTTGGCGACTCAAGAAAAGGGGAATGCCGATTCCGGTTGATTTAACCGATCGCCTTGACCGCTTTGTGGGAGCGCGTCAGAACTCTGCACAATTCCTGCGTGCTGGCTTTATCCCGGCTTACAGGCAGTTTGGTGTGCCCAATCGCAAGGCTGGCACCCAGCGGTATTTTAAGAGCAGAAGTCTTGGCAAAAAGGCCGTTCCTTCCGCTTTTTTCAAAGTGGTGGCATTTGTCACTAATGCGCGGGAAGGAGCGCACGCAATTGCTCCGACAGCTTTTCAGGAAAGTATTCGCGAGGTTGAAAACATCTTCATCAAGTTTATGAATGAGGATCTGAATAAGGTCGGCAGGAAGTGGGGACTTAATCCATGACAACTTATCCAATCAATCCATCTGAGCGCGTACAGCGGCGCATCTGCTCAATCCTGACGGCGGAGCTTTTACCATTACCGGCGTTCACCGGTTTTGTGGTGCGTGATGAAAGGGTGTTTCAACAGGAGAAGTATCCATTTTTTTCAGTGCAGACGACGGAGAACAAAGAAGTTTTCCCCGGCATTAATGTCTGGAACGTCGCGTTCACTATTGCGATGCTGGAAGATCGGCAAGAAGCCAACACCACGCTTGGCGTTGATCCTCGGCCAAGGCATGAGTTGCGCGCTGAGAACGTCTCGGCTCTTCTGTTTGGCGTATGGGATGGCCTTTCTTTGCCGCAGGCTATTAATGCAATCGTCGATGGCAACGGCGTGACAGTGCTTAAGATGACCGGTACCAATCAAGCCAATGGAACGATGAGTGAGGATGAGATCTCAACAGAGTACTCATTCACTTTGTCCTGCACCTCGACCCAGCAGTAATGATTGACACGTAGGCCAATAATATGGCCGCCGTCGAAGCAATCATCCAATACGGGAACATCCCATCGTCTGCGTTAGGCTTGAAAAACGAGTCTAATGCTACGACTCCAGAACTCCTTGTGCAATCGCTTACGATTAGCGCAACCCGCGAGGAAAAGGAGTACCGAAACGCAGACGGTAACGTCTTTGCTTTGCAGTACCGTAACCCAACCATCAGCTTTGCTTTTGACGGGTATATCACGACCAAGAGCGGCGACAACCTTGCCAATAAGTCTCCCGGTGAGACCGTTGCGGCGTTGGCCAACTTCACCAGCGACACTTTCGGCTTTATCCCCACCGATGGCATCATGGTTTACATGGACCCAAGCCGCTCCGAGACCAACGAAGAAATTGCGAAAACGACCTTTACAGTTAAGCAATATCCGTTTGTGTCCTAGGCATGACGGATTCTTGGATTGTTTGCACTGATTTGGATATTGCGGCTGCATTTGGGACCATCGGCGTCCCAATGCGGCCAGACGTGCAGTTTGTGGCGGAAAGCGGCAAAGAGCACGTGTTCATGTATTTGGCGACCGAGAGTGTCACGAATCCCAACTTTAAGACGGGAGCGTTGATGAAGATGCTCAAGGATGGACGGCTAGAGAAAGAAGATCCAGAGCACCCGCTGCTTTATGCGATTACTGCCGTCAAAAACCGGCACGCCATCACAAAGGCAGTCAGAGACACGGAGCGGCTAGTGCTGATCAACGTCAAAGGTAGCAAACGCACGGCCTACGTGCGGGAAAATATCACAGGCGACGGGCTTGCAATGGCGGAGAGATTCTTGCATACTGGGCGACTATGATCGCAGAAAAAGAGATTTCGGTTTTGGATTTACCAAGCGAAGAAGTTGAAAGCAAGAAGCGCGAAGACGCTTTTGCAAATACTGGCTACGTTTGGAACAAAGAGCCATTCACGGGTCTAACCTCGGCCAGAAAAGATCTTTGGGTTTCGATCTGCCACAAGGCTGGATTCGTTTCTCTTTCGCAGTGCTTTGATGATGTGTCCTTGTTTACGCCCTTGGCTAAAGCAATGCTCTTTGTCTGCATCATGCCAAAGAAAGAGCTGAAGCGACTGCGGGCGTTTGGCATGGATGCGATGCTGGATGCGTTTGAGGACTGGTGCGACAACAACGTGCCAATCAGGCTTGAGAGCGATGCCATCTCTATTGGTATTCAGCTCCTAAATGATTCCTCGGTAAATCAGGCAGAAATCTTGCCGCCTGAAGGCCCAGGCGTGGGAAAGCGTTAGCGTATCCTGTTTCCTCGGCCTACTACGTCGCACTCGTCCACCAGAACACAGGGCTCGACGAAGACGCTATTCTGTGGGACCTCCCGCTAACGCGCGGCATGGCATACATGCACGTTGCGTTCATCTTGCAAGGAAGCGAAACGATTTGGCCTAGTAATGGGATACCATCTCCAGAAATGCAGCAAGTCCATGAGTTGCTAAAAAACAGACCATGGCGTAAGCTTGACATCTGACAATCAAGCAATGGCCGCCACTCTATCCGCACAGCTCACGCTCAACTCTGCACAGTTTCAGGGTGGATTGAATCGCGCCGTTATATCTGCCAATGCGGCGGTCAGTCAGATGTCGGCTCAGTTCAATGGGCTGAGGAATGTGGCAGGACTAGGAGCCATTGGCGGCGTCTTGATGCAGGTCGGGCAGAAAGTTTTAGAGGCGACAATCAACTTTGAAAAATACCACCGGCAACTGACCATCGTTACCGGGGGCGCGGCTGCTGCGTCTGCAAAACTCAAGGAATTACAGATCGTCGCTACGCTGCCGGGGCTTAGCATGGAATCCGCCGTTTATGGGCAGGTGCGGCTTCAAACGATGGGGTACACGGCGGCTGAGGCTACTGGGCACGTTAAAGCTTTAGGGGCAACTGTTTCAGCTTTTGGGGGAGGAGGAGAAGAGATGAAGGGCATTTTAACGGCCTTCTCTCAGATCAGCTCCAAAGGGAAGGTGATGGCTGAGGAAATCAATCAGATTGCAGAACGCCTTCCAACCGTCCGCCGCCTGATGACGGAAGCTTTTGGAACCTCCAACACAGAAGAGCTTCAGAAGATGGGCATTTCTGCTAGACAATTTACTGATGCGATTCTGAACGGAATGCAGAACGCGCAGCCTGTGGTGGCCGGGGTTGCAGAGGAAATAGCAAAATTCAAAGTTACAATGGATTCAATCTTTGCCGATGAAAGCGGCGGATTGAAAGGAATTATCACATTTTTTAATGGAGCTTTATCAGGGCTTCAGGCGCTTCACACGGAAGCGATTAACATGTTTACGTTCTTTGCCACAAACAAAGACGCTCTAGCAAACCTTAAAGAGGTTCAGGCTTTCAACGCCAAGATGGACACAAAGCTTGCCGACGCGCGAGCCAAAAAAGACAAAGAAGAGGCTGAATCCGTAGAAGAGAAAAAGAAACAAGAAGCGGATCTGAAAAAGCAAAGAGAGGCCAACGAAAAAGCCGCGTCACAGCGAGTGACTCAAACAGGCTTGGCTGTTGCAAGTGCTGGCACGGATGAAGCAAAACTAGCAGAGGTCAATGCTGAGATCAAAAGGCTGAACATTGCCGACGATCAGTTGACCCTAATGAAAAAGCTTGAGGATGCCCAACAAGGACGCATCAAGCTGACCGACCTTGAGTTGCAAAAACTGCAAACGTACATCGGATACCTCGGGCAACGCAAGAGTCTTGAGGATTCTATTGCTGCTGAGGATGAAAGAGTAAAGGCAGAAGCTGCCGCTGATGCCCTTGAAGAAAAAAACCGTCGCGAACGCCTTGCGACGATGACGCAAAGTGTGCGCGAGAAAGGCGAGGCGGTTGGGTTTGGCCGCAAAACGGAAGATGAGCAAGCTGCTGCTTTAAAAAAGGCGCTTGGCGGGAAGACGCTGGAAGACGTAATGCACAACATAAACTCGGCTAAGGCTGAGGGGCGCGAATTGGACGAAGCTGCCATTCAAGACCTTGAAAGGCAGATCGACCTCTTAAAAGATTTAGATGCTGCTGAAGCCAGCCTGAATAAGCAAAAAGACACTGCGCAAAAAGAAGTTGATAAAGAGATGGTTAATAATGCCATGGAACGCGCTGGAATGGGCCGTGCAGAACGGGTAAAAGCCATGCGAGACAAGAACGATATGGACCGGCAAAAGAACAAGGCCGAACGAGATTTGACTAGAAAACTGATGCGCGACCCGAACGAGGTTTTGCAAAAGGCATTTGATGAAAAAACACCTTTCGGAGTTGATGAGAGAAATCTGAGAAAAGGCTTAGCAAGAGAAGAAGCTAGAAGACTTATGAATAACCAATTTCCTGATCCAGCACAATCTCTTGACCTGATCAGGAAAAGACTGGACGCCTTAGCCGCCGCCTAATTATGCCTACATCTGTAATCACTTACGGCATCGCTCTTGGCGCTGACCCGCGCCTAGCAGAAAACGGCATCTCTCTTTCCGTGTCCGAAAGCGGATGGGATACCATGAAGTTGAAGTATTTCGGTCGCACTGATTCGCCAGCAACGTATGCCGCGACGCACTTTGCCACCGGAGCACAGCCAGCACTGTATCCAAACATGTACTTCAACGGCGTCAGCATCACGCAGGAGGGGTCAAACATCTACTCATTCGATGTGCAGGCGGCGGGCTTGCTCGGCGCGCAGGCGGTGAAGCGCACGGTGTCGAGCAAGATCCAGAGCTACAAGAGCGGACTAGGCACAGTGCCGGGCACGGGCAATACGGGCGAGATCCAAGGGCAATACATCAACCTTTCCTGCACTTTTCATCAAGTCACTGAGTTTTTCCCAAGTACGAACACACGACCCGAGAACGCTATTGCACTTGGGCCGCTGCCACCGTATCCGACTAATCCGTTCACAACACTGCCGACAACTCCAGTCTATAATTATCCGTTTGGCTGGATTCAGGACGGACTAGAGATCGAGACGATCAACGGGGACGGCGTTAGCATTTACCTTGTAAAACAGAGCATGGTCTACATTTACGAGTGGATGCCAGGTTGATATGCTGCCAGAACTTCCAGTTATCGACCCGAAGGTCAACGGCGGACGGTCGGGCTTCCTGCTCAACCGTCTAGTCGATCGCATCAAAATGCAACGACTACTCAGCTCGGAGACGGTCATCATTACCGAAACCAAGGACGGGCAGATTATCGACCGCCTTGGCTCCGGCGGGGTGGCAGCTCCTTTCGCTCTAGGCTTCGCTGTGTCGCTCGACGGAACCAATGTGGTCGTCGCACCCGGTAAGCTGCTCTACCCGCTCTGGGGTGCCATTCTGGGCGACAATCCAACTCCGGGCGACTGGCAGAAGGAAGTGAACTACATCGGCGGCACGCTGACTAGCACGGTGACACAAGTTTGGCTTAGCGTGCTGTGGTCGGAAAGCGATACGACGACGACCGGGCCGCTCGGCACAACCACCTACAACATTTCAGGTGCAAAAGGCGGTCGAGGCGGCGGAGGTGGTGGTGGCGGTGCAGACAGCGGAGTGTACCCAGATATTGTAGGAAGAGATGGGTCCGGCGGGGACAGCGGAGATTTCACCGGGATTGGCGGGCAAGGTGGTATTGTCGAGGATATTATCACAACCCCTCCAACTAGGGTGACCTCGCTCGGCAATAGTTACGGTGCAAGCGGCGGAGCTGGCGGCTACGGCGGCGCCGGGGGTGAGGGCGGAAGCGTTACCTTCACACGCGCGACCAAGGCAACCGCTCAGATTCGGAAGTGGTCGATTAACGGCATCTCAATCCACACGGCGAAAGGCGCATCGAGCGAAGCACTCTCGTGGATTCAACTGGCGACCATTAGCGGCACCAGCATCACGCAGCACGTAGCGGGCACGATCTCGATAACACCACCGGCCATCACATTCATTCCCGCCTAATGCTGCCGGACATTCCAAACTTCAATTTTGGCGACGTTTACGTTCTGACCGGCAAAACGCTGGAGAAGATCGTGCGGCGCATCAAAATGCAAACGCCGATTGAGGGCGCCAACATGCGGTTAGAGGAAACGAATGCTGGCATCCTCCTGCACGCTGACCGACAAGCAGAGGTAGCCCCCACGGTCGCTATCAATCACGACTTCAAGGCATCACTACCATCTACCAACGCGCTCGACATTACGGTGGGCCGGGTCATCGGCACCACATGGGGAACGCCAACCATGAGCAACCCTCTGCCGACTGACTGGCTGGCGGAGCAGTTTACTGTCGGGCCGTCTACGCTGGCTGTGGCGGACGGACAAAGCGTGTGGCTGCGCATCCAGCTTTCGCAAACCGATGTAAACATGAGCGGCGCGTTGTCGGCTATAGGCGCGGCAAATTTGTCGGTAACGACCGGGGGCGGCGGTGCGGGTGGTGACGCTGGGGGTGGCGGCGCCGGGGGAGATGGCACGGCTGGCTATGCTGGCAATACTGGTGAATCAGCTTCTGGGCAAACCGCCGGATCTCCCGGCTATTATACGCCTGGAGGAGTTAATTCTACATCAAACTCCGAATCAGGAACACCAGCAGAAGGCGGAGATGGGGGCAACGGGGCAGACGGCGGAAACGGGCAGACAAAATCGTTTAATCACTACACGAATCTTTCAATGGTGTTCCGCCGCTGGCAGATCACGTCGGCCAGTTTTGAGGTTCACACAAATAAGCCGACAGCCTCGCCAGCCACAAACATTTACGTCCGCATTGCCTCACAAACGGGCGGCGTGATCACTCAATATCATGCGGGCTCGTACCACGTAACGCTGCCAGCAACTACCTTTATCAGCTCTCTTGTTTCCTGATTTTCCCAACTTTTTTGGCAATCTGCACTATTTCCTGAAAGGGAAAACGCTGGCGTTGTTTCGTAAAGCCATCTATGAGCAGATGCCGATTGCTGGTAACGGTGTCACGCTGCAAGAGACGGAGGACGGCATCATCGTCTCAAGTAAGCAGGGCCGGGCAACCGCTACGGCCAGCGTGATTGATTTCACCGGCGTCTTATCTGGCGACGACGTTATCATTCAAGGTGGCAAAGTGCTCGGCGTCTTATGGAGCACCTACATGCCAAACGATCCCAGCAGCGGCGGGTGGACTGAATCGGTGGCGACGGTAGCCGGAGCAACGCTGGCTGTAGCAAGCGGCTTTTCTATCTGGCTTCAGATCGGAATTACGCCATCAACAAGTCAAGTGGTCGGAGCACTTTCAACTGCGGATCAAGAAACGCTGACCATCGTCGGCGGCACAGGCGGTGGTGGTGGCGGCGGTGGTGGTGGCGGATGCGGAGGCAAGACAACAGGCGGCGAAGGCGCCAATGGCGTTGCTGGCGGCAATGGATCAAGCGGATCTCCTGGGACTGGAGGTGCCGGAGGTGCTGGAGGAACAAACTCGCTACCTTCAGAACCCAAAAATGCAGGAGATGGGGGGCAAGGCGGGTACGGTGAAGGCGGCGAGGAGGGCTTGCTTGTGCAATTCTTAAACTACACGAAGGCTGCCGCAAATATCCGCAAATGGACGGTATCGAGTGCGTCGCTCGTGGTGTCGGCCAGCAAGCCTTCTTCTAGTGCGACAACCGCTAATCTCCGGCTTCTAACCCGATCCGGATCGACCATCACGCACCACCAAGTCGGCAGCGTGTTTATCAGCCTGCCGACTGTGACCTACATCTAAGATTGACATCCATCGTGTTTTCATGCCGAACATCTTCGCGTTGACGCTTAAAGCGCAAAACAGTTTTCCGGGCAACTCGGTCATCCCCTCCGCAACTCAGCAAGTGCCGGACTTGATCGTTCGTGAGGAAGATCTGATATCGGGAGTGTTTGAGGTGTTTGGAAATAGCACAACCTCCACCAACTCTCTGGCCACCAGCGGGACGACGGTCAACTCAGTGCTGGCCGGTGGAAGTGCAATTGCTCTGACTAATCCAATCACCAACGCAACTCTGGCGTTCAACTATTGGCGCGGGCTTTATATCACCGTGACCCGCCGCGACCCCGCAGTTGCGCCGACATCCGTTCGTCCAACTGCAACGTCCACAACTTCGCTGGCTATTGAGGTTGCATCTAAGAGCTTTACTGTGGCAGCGGGACTTGGCTACATCGTCGGACAGCGGGTGCGCGCTACTTCGGCGGCAAACGCTGCAAACTTCATGGAAGGCGTTGTCAGTAGCTACAGCTCGACCACGCTGGCGGTTGCGGTGGACACGATTGGCGGCACTGGATCTCCGGCAGACTGGACCATCACCGGCCTCATCTGCGCGCAAATCCAGAGCAACGGGTTTGGCGGGGTGGTGACAAACACCACGGTGCCATTGCCGATTTATGAGGGCGGCTCATTCATCTACAGCACGCCGACCGGAAGGAAATCGGCAACCTCCCAAACGCTGACCGTTCTTCTTAACGGAACAAACGGTCTCAACGTCAACATCTTGGTTCTAGGCTCATAATCTCATGCCATCCACATTCAAACTTTCCACGATTCTCCAGAACTCGTTTTCTGGCAGTTCAACTCGTGCTGCGATTAAACACGCAATCCCGGACATTAACGCCAGCCTGACCGATGCGTGGAGTGTTGCGGCTGAGTTTACCGGGACAGGGTCGAACGTAATTGGCATTGTTGCTGGACCGCCGCTTCGCATTCAAGTGGGCGGAGTGACCCAAATTGATCCAATCACACGGGCGCAGATTGCAGTTGCCAAGGTTAAAGGTTTTATCGTTTACGTTGGGAGAGCAAGTGGATCACCTACAGGCAACGTGACATTAACAACTGCTGGTTTTGGGAGCACGACAATCACCTCAACAGTTCTTCCTGAGGGTAGCGTTTTTGCAGTGCATCTGCCGATTGCGTTGGCAGCGGTTGCGGCTCAAACCTTGACGATTAACCTTACTAGTACTACAAACTATAAGGTGAGCGTAGTGGCTTACGGTGAGTCTGAAGCTGGAGTATAACCCCCTCCCTTGCTGCGCTCGGTAGCGTGCGAAATCATAGTATCGCACATCGGTTCGACTCCGATTGCAGCAGCCATTGACAGGCGGAATGCGATCAAGACATGGAACCATCTGTCACGCGCGAACAACTTCAAGATCTTGAGTCTAAACTCAAAATCCTCGACTTAGTAGTCAAGCTAGGGTGGGCGCTGCTAGTCGGCGCTTTTCTGTTGGGCACATGGGTAGCGGCGATCCAGATTGCGATTAACAGGCAGACGGAATCGCTTAGGGATGTGCGGGAAGCGATTGGTGCGACGAACACCACAGTCCGCAGTCTGGAAATCAAAGACTCAGCAGACACGCAACTGCTCCGGTCAATAGTCGAGAAGCTCGACAAAATTGACAACAAGCTCAATCCGTAATGCGCACGCTCGGTCATCCAATTTTTGGCAAACGGCCAGAAGTCCGGCGCGCAGAAGATCTTGCAGGGCGTCCGGTCATCAAATCAAACCCCATTCACCGCGCGACCATGAAATGGCTTTCCAATAAGATCCTTCCATTCCTACTAAACTGGAAAACGACGCTCGCCGGGGTGGCTCTTGTTTTGCACGGATTGGGCGCTGTGGTCGATGCACTGCTGCGCGTGACTGATGGGGTGCCTTTAACGCTGGAAGGGCTGCAACTGGCAACTGGCGAGATCATAGCGGGTGCTGGATTGATTGCTGCGCGGGACGCTAACAAATCAAGCCAAGATTCAAAAGTGCGATGAAACCCATTCTCCTTATCCTCGCTCTTGCCTCTTGCTCGTGTGTCAGTATCCAGCAGATGCCAGACGCTTCGCTCTTCCCGGACAAGAGCGAGGATTGGCGCGACGGCTTCAAGTCAGGCATGATGGAAGGCTTGCTTTTGTCCGTGACCATTGCTTGGTGAAATTATGAAACTTTTCACATGGTTCAAATCACTCTGGCATCGCGACGCGGTAGCCAAAGCCACCGAAACCGCTCGGCTGCTGGTCGCTGGCTTGTCTCATGATCAGTTTCAAGTCATCGTAGACAATGTGACGCTGGCCAGCAAGATGCCGGTAAGTGGCATTGATAAGGCTATGCGAGTCCGGGAGATTATCACGTCTCCGCGCTTTACTCTGACGCACAACACACCGCCCTGGGTGCAGCAGGGTATCGACTTTGCCAGCGTCATCGTGCAGCTCGCGTGGGTCGTAGCCAAACTTACCAAACGCATCTAATGCCAACGCTCCAAGGATTCCTACACGTTGCGTTCTTTGCTCTCATGATTGTATGCTGGTTTTTCATGCTTGGCTGGATTCTGAGTTCGTTTTCCCCATGACCAAGCGCGACATCCAGTTGATGCAGGAAAAGATCGGCGCATATCCCGATGGGGTGTGGGGGCCGATGTCGCGTGCGGCCTGTCAGAAGCACTTGGACCGCTTGCGGCCAGTGCCGGTTCAATGGCCGATGCAGGATGACCAATCGCTGATTGCTTTCTACGGCCAGCCGGGTGACGAGAGCAATCTGGTCAATCTATCGGTGGCCGACCTCGGCGTGCACTACGAAAGCCAAGCGGTGAAGACCATCCGCTGCCACACACGGGTGGCGTCGAGCCTGCATCGCGTGCTGACTGCGATCAGCAAAACGCATCCTTACGTGCTCAAGCAATACGCAGGCTGCTTTAACGACCGCAACATGCGCGGAGGCAGCCGCAAGAGCTTACATGCTTGGGGTGCTGCGATTGACTTGATGGCAGGATCAAACGGCAATAACACCGCTTGGCCGACCGACGCATCCATGCCGCTGGAGGTTATGGAGTACTTTGCCGACGAAGGTTGGCTCTCTGCCGGCGCTTATTGGGGACGGGATGCCATGCACTTTCAAGCCACACGATGACTCGCACAATATCTCTCTCTGAATCGACCGCTGACCTCGGGATGCTGCCGGTGTTCTCGACGACTCCGCTCCTGATCACGGGCGCCGTGCCAGCCGCTCCAGCAATGTCGCAGTGGGTGCTGGAGTTGTGGAAGCGCCAGAACGATGCACGCGAGCCGGGAGCGACTCCGCTGGCATCATCGGCTGGCTTTGTGGCCGGGGGCGCCGTCACGTTCATCCTGACCGCCGCACAGATGAATCTCGTGCTCTCGGACGAGATCAACAGCAACAACTACTGGCTCGCCATCGGCGGCCTCGACTCCAACGGATTCCCTTACCTGCTGCGCTCCGGCAATCTGGAGATTATTCCGTCCGGTCTGTCGCTGACGCCTACTACCACCATCGCGTTCTCGGTCGTTAATGAGGTAGTGTCCTTCGCATATAACGGAGCAATTTACCGCTTCGATGCGGTGACCGACACGCCACCCGGACCGATTGACGGGGAGGTCACAGTTATTGATGGGATGATCGTCGTCACCGTTGATGGTGTCAGTTATTCCGTCCCTGCTGTTTCCTAATGAGCGCCGTTACCACGCCAACCAATGTTTCCCTGATCCAACGCGACGCTTCCGGCGACAATCAATGGATTGATCTGCTGGGGAGCGCCAATCCCGGAAAAGCAATTGGGTTCAATGACTCTGGCGCGCTAACCGCCATCTCGACGTTTGGCATCCAGTACGTCAAGACTTGGGCGCAGTTGCAAGCGGCACTGGCGGCTGCTGGCGTTGCTGGCGGCGGTACGATCTTTATTGATGGCACGATCATCATTCCGCCAAATACGGTTTCGCCATTTGGCGGAGCGGGTGGACTCAACATCACCGTTCCAAACGTCGTCATCACGGGGCACGCCAACGGCAAGTCCGTGTTGAAACTGCAAACCGGTGTCACGTTTACAAGCCAGACTTACAGTGTAGTCAATATCAATGCGAATAACGTTCTCATTGAAAACATCACGATTGAAGGGACAGTCGTCAATGTGACCGTTGGAGGAGTATCAAGCCAGCGGAACGCTATTGGCATTCACTTTGGTGGAGGGGTACCAGTCGGTGGAGTTTCTCCCGGTATCTCAGACACCACGATCAGAAACGTCCACATCTTTAATACATTCAGAGCGATGTGGCACAGCGGCGGGCCGGGATCACCGATTCAGCGCAACCTCAGCATTGTTGGGAACAAGATCAGAACATCGGGTGCTGGCGTTTACCTTGAATGGTCAGTGGATGGCGTTCTGATTTCGGAGAACTCAATCGTGGGGGATGGTGCAGTTTATGACGGAACCAAGTTTTCGGTGGAGAATTGCATCTGGGTGGGAGAAGGCATTGGCAATTGCCGCATTGTTGGTAACAACTGCTCGGATCACCAGCGAATGGGCATTGAGGTGTTCTGGCCGTTCAAGAACACCATTGCCAACAACGCGCAGGTTTCGCGCGGCAAGAACAGTGCGAGCGTTGTGGTTGCAAATAACACGATTTCAAACACTGGCTCGATGGGCATCTCGTTCGCTGGCGCTCGAAACTCAGTGGTCGCCAACAATACAATCGTCGATTCCGTCTTTTGCGGGCTTGAGATCGTGGGAGACGATCGGAACACCCAGACGCAAAAACCAGACCGCATCGTGAATGCTTTGGTGATTGGCAATACGGTTAAAAACGTGCGGGCCACACCACGTCGAAACAAGACAACGGCTCCGGCAGATCCTTGGCTGTATGGATATTCTCCGATCGCGCTTGACCCAACAAACTGCACTCTCCCGTCGCAGTCGTTCAGCAACCGTGTTCCCCTTACTGGGACCGCTCAGTTCGGCACAGGCCCACACAGCTTTACGTTCACCACTCCGCGGGTTTATCCGGAATTTGCCGTTAACAAGCAAGTTCTGTTAAGCCGGTCAGATGGTCGATTTATGATCGGCACAGTCACGATCAATAATGGCGTGACCATTACGGTCAACGTCACATCTCTTAGCGGCAGTCCTGATGGAGCGTTCGGCACATACACGTTATGTCCTTACGGCCTTCATACAATTTCGATTCCATCATTAAATTTGGAATGGTCTGGCAATAATTTCATGCAGAACAGCCTGCCAGTTGCGACGCTTGAAGGCACTGCTATTTTGTTGCGCAACCCATCTACTGCATCGGCTGACCAGTACATGAACGCAACCGTTGTCTCTTACACGCAGGGCGCGACAACGGCGGTTATATCCATCGGGGACACCGGGGCCGCCTTTGATCAGAACACATCGTGGATTGCGATGACGGCTCAGATGATCGTCGGCTTATCGATTGATCAAATCTTCGGATGTAAAGCAATCGGGAACACGGTGGACATCGTTCTTGACTCCAGCTCATCGGTCAAACTTGGATGTCAGATCCAGTTCTGTGAGGACGTGACGTTTGAAGGAAACACCATTGCACGAGGAGGGCAGCGGTACTTGTTCGTCAACAATTCCAACCGCGTTTTTGTGCGAGGCAACACGTTCAAGGCCGGAACCGTCTCAATGGTGCGAGACGCAACAAATTTCAACATCACCGTGTTGGGTGAAGATACGGTTTTCCCAGAGAATATTGTTAGCACTAACCCCCAAGCATGGCCGTGTTCGCTGTACGCAATCTTTACAAGCAGCTCGCCGGGATATAACGCCAGCCTTCCGTACAACAACTGTCGGATCATCTTCAAGGATAACAGCGTTATCCCAACGGCAAACAATGCCCTCAAGACGCTGACCAATGGTGCGGCTATTTTCTCGGATCAATACTCGCGGCCAGAATCGACCTTTGGGCCAGCGGTAGTTCTGAAAAACAACTGGGTGGGGGAGGGATATACCGATGTGGTCAACTGGCCGATCCCAGTGCTAGACTACTCGCAGAAGTGGAGCAATAACGGCCAGAATTTTACAGGCTACCGGTTCCATATTGATACGTTTCAGTCTGGCTCTTCGTCTCGCTTGTTTGATATTGCTGCCGGTGACGCGACGTATCTTTATCTTCGTACATGGAGTTCAATTACGTCAAACACTCTGGTAATAGGTGCTCCAAATAAAGGATTTTCAGTTACCGTTGTTCAAATTATTGGAGGCGTTCCAACACGGGTTCCAGATCCGGCTTTCGCATTGGCTGCCGTTCCGGTAGGCACGTTTGTTCGATGCACGGCTTTGAACTCATCCAATGTGGTTCAGGGCTTTATTGAAGGGCGTGTTGAGACTTACAACGCTGGCACGGTCGCCTTTAGTATGCTGGCGACGTATGCAGAAGGGACTCCGGGGACGTACACAAACTGGAGCATTCAATTCGACACCAGCGCCTTGTTCGTGGACAAGGCTTCCAAGCTCAACCTCCGCTCTGACGTAGTGCTTGACTATCACACCGGCACAAAGATCGGAACGGCGGCGACGCAGAAACTTGGGTTCTGGGGAAAAGGTGCAGAGGTGCAACCCGCAGCGGTGGCCGATGCAACGGACGCCGGGACGACGCAGACGCAGCTCAATGCCCTTCTCGCTCGCCTTCGGTCAGTTGGCATCATCGCATCCTAAGATTGACATCTAATCAGCAATTAAGCCATGGCCACACTGTACTCACAAACTCTTGCTCCGGGCATTACGAGCACCACCATTGCCGTCGTCCAGGGCACAATCGTCGGCGTCGAGGTGAGCCAGCCGGTGTACGTGCTGGCCGCTAATGGTGCGATCCTTGCCGAAACGGAAGCGAAGGATGCGATCAACATCATCCCGACCAACTCGCCGATTACGGTGAAGGCGAAGGAGCTGAATACCGCATCGAGCGTGGTCACGGTGACGGGGCAAGTTTAAAGCATGACCTCCAGCATCACATCATTCATCGCTCCGGCGCTCCCGGTGCAGATTCCGGTGGCGTACTCGCCGACCGATGAGCTGCTGATGATGATTGGTGCGACGCTTGGAGGTGCGGCACCACCAGCACCCACCTATCACGTTGTCATCGGGCTTGATCCGGGCGACCACGTTCTTGTGGGTAGCGGTGGCGACAAGGTAAATTACGTTTAAATTTTATGGCTAACCTAAATCTTTCTCAGTTTACAGAAAAGACGTTCGTCGCGGATGCCGACTGGACATTCGTCTGGGATACGGCGGGCGCGATCTCGAAGAAGGTGAGTCGGAATAATTGGCTCAATAGCGGGACGCTTGCAGGCGCATCGGCTCCGATCACGGTCAGTCAAACGTGGAATGATGCGGCGGTAGCGTTCACGGCGTTGAAAGTGAATGCGGTCAGCACGGCGAGCGCGACCGGCTCATTGCTTTTGGATTTGCAGGTGGGTGGGACGAGTAAGTTCAGTGTTGAAAAAAACGTTAATGTTATATTTAGAAACAACGCTATTTTGTTTGAAGCATTTGGAGCTGGAACAAGTGCTATTCAGTATATAGGTCAAGAACAGCTAGTTGTTAGTCGTGGAATAGATGGGTCAAAGCGTGTTTTATTAAATAACGCTGGCGTTTTTGTTGGGAGTAATTCTGCATTTGGATTTGCTTCAACTAACGAAGCTAATGCTACCGCAGACACCATCCTCCTCCGCGACGGAGCCGCCAACACCCTAGCCCTCCGCAACGGAGCGGCGGCGCAGACGTTCAGGGTTTACAACACGTACACGGATGCGAGCAATTATGAGCGTGGAGTTTTTGGTTGGGCCAGCAACGAATTAAATATAGCTACCGGGAAAAGCGGGTCAGGTCTTTCTAGAAATATTTTACTAGCTGCCGAAGGAGCTTTGAAAATTTATACTGCTAATTCAACTTATGGATGGCAATTTACAACTGCGGGACATTTCTTTTTTAATTCGGACAACTCCTCCGACATCGGAGCGAGCGGTGCGAACAGGCCGAGGAATGTTTATGTAGGGAGTAGAATAACTTGCGCTGACTTTTTGTTGGGTTCTTCGGCGTATTTTACAGCAACTGCAAATGGTAGACTATTACTACAAAATAGCAGTGCAACCGATTTTGACCGCTTACAACTAGGAGGCACCGCCGACACTTTCCCCGCCATTGCACGCGATGGCGCAGGCATCAAGTTCACGGGCGCAGCGGCAGGCTTAACGTCGCACATCAAGGTGCCTGCGGTTGCGGTCACGTCGCTTCCCTCCGCAGCCACCGCTGGCGTTGGTGCTCGCGCTTTCGTGAACGATGCGCTTGCTCCGGTTTTTGGAAGTGCGGTAGCCAATGGAGGTTCTGCCAAAGTCCCGGTATATAGCGACGGCTCCGCTTGGTACGTCGGCTAACCCAACACACATTTTACCATGCCAATCGAACCTGAATCACCAATCGTCGTCCCCGCCGTTCCTGAGAAAACTTACACGGAGCAGTGGGTCTATAACCTAGTCGTCCATGCGCCGACTCTCACGACCGGCAACGTGCGCATTGAACTACTCCCCTACGATCCCACCACGCAGGAGATCGGACCCGGCACGCTGAATCAGCCGGTCTACACCGATCAGCTCTGGGAAGCCATCAACGAGGTGCCAGAAGTGGCCGTCGCGTTTCAGGCCGTGATTGATTGCGTCGCTCCCCTGCGCACGTGGATCGAGGCTCAGGCCGCGCTTCCGCCTGCGGAGTAACCATTTTGCTGACGTCAGCAATATGGTCTTGATTCCCCTCCTTGCCGCTTCATCCTAGGCGCTCTATGGAACCAAAAGCCACTCTCACGCTGACCGAAAAAGAAGCGGTCGCACTCTCGAACCTCATGGACGTAGCGGTCAAGGCCGCTGGCATCCAGTCCGCCGCAACCGCCGCGCATCTGCACCAGAAGCTCTTTCATGCGTGCGAGATCTTCCGCAAGGATGAACCGGCACCACTAGTTGATGCTGAGGTGGTGAGCTAGAAATCTCTTCCGCTCGGAGCCGCTACCGGGGCCGCATCCGGGTGAAGCGACCCGCATCTCTTTCACGAGGGATGCGGGTTTTTTATGTGTTTTGATCTTTTTGTGTTGACGGCGTGGGCAAGTCGTCTACAACTGACCACATGCAGAACGACGCATTCTTAACCCTCCGCATCACGCAAGAGCTGCGGGACAAGCTCAGGGCCGCCGCCGCCGAGGTCAACATGCCGCTCTCGGTGTTTCTGCGCATCGTCCTATCCCGCATCGTTAAACAACCATAACGCGACCAAAAACAACCAAACGCAACCATAACGATATGAAGCCACAACCACCAACCAAAGACCACTGGCGTCAAGTGTACGAGGCCGCCGCTAACCGCCGCATGATGCAGGAAGAAGAGTACCAGAAGGGCGACGGTCTAGGCGGATGCCTCTGCATTCTAGTCGTCACAGTGCTGGCCATCCTTGTCTACAGCGCGCTCTTTTTTGCTTGGATATGAGGAAGCCGACAATCAGCATCCGTTACCGGGTCGTCGTCTTGACCGTCGATGGCAAGATCCTGACCAAAGAATATCAAGCCAAGTCCTACGCCGAAGCACGCAAGAAGGCGGACATGGCAATGGATATTGACCGCATCTTGCAGGTCACAGTTTTAGATTAACGAACACCACTATGAAGCACTACGCAATTACGATGAAAATGACCAGCGGCGCCGAGATCCGGCTGGTCTACAAAGCACTGTCAGAGCGATCGGCAGTCGCAGCCGCACACCGCAAGCTGGACTTTCAAGAGCTGATCAAGGTCGAACAGGTCGAGCAGCCAACGGACATCATAAAGACCAACCGCCGCTTTTGGGTCATTCAGTGTAAGGACATGCACGGTAGCAAGGTGGAGTTGTACTCGACCAGTCCGAATCAGAACACAGTCCGCAACAAGATGCTGAGCCATCCCAAGTGCGAAAGCATCATCCGCATTGATGAGGTTTGCGAGAGCGAATATCTAAAGCGCAGTGCTAAGAAAACTTTGGTCTAATCGGCGAGAGGACCTTAACGCCAAGGGGGAAGATCAACCTCCTATATTGAGAGCGACCCGGCGCTCTGGCTATCCGCCGACCGGGAATAATTTTGGGAACGCTTGGAATTTGGCAGGGCAAGGCGCGGCTCGGCGTGGCGGGGCTCGGCTCGGCGTGGCATGGCTGGGCTTGGCTTGGCAAGGCATGGATTATGGCAGGGCGGGGCCGGGCTTGGCCCGGCAAGGCTCGGCCCGGCTTGGCAAGAGCACGGCAAGGAACAAGGGCGGGCACATCCGCAAGAACAACAAAACAACAACAACAACATGGACAGCGAATCACTACATTCCAACGCACTTATGAACTATGCCGGGCTTTTGTACTCGGCCTACATGCGCGAAGCACGCGCGCACCACAACATGACCACGCCAACCTGGGCGGATTTCGTTTGCGATCCGCTCAACAAGATTAGCGTCTTTTGCTGGGTCGAGGTGGCACGGGTTGCACTGAAGATCGAAACGGAGGTGCGAGATGCGCAGTTATGAGCGACGAGCCAAAATTCCAGAGGTGCAGCAACTGCGTGAACTTTTGGAAGACCACCACTTGTCCCGCCGGTCGATGCACTGTCCCGCTTCCTTGGTGGGCCGAGCACGCGCTGGAGCCGCTGACCCGAAAAGGCGATGAGGAAGAGTTCTGCGAATGCTTTGAGCCAAAACCATAACCATGGCCACCCACTACCTAATCAATGCCGAGGGCAAGATCGACGGCATCATGATGCTGGCGAACATCTACCAGTTCAAGGGCTTTACCTTTGAATCACACCGCTACCTCGGGCCTCAAAGGCTGAAAAAAAACTTTGACCCGGCTTCCCGCATGGGCCGCAAGTTCTTTCAGGTTTGCGACGAATGGAACAAGCTCACGCCGGAAGAGAAACTCAAAACCCAAATTAGAGGATGACCACACCAACACCACGCACTGATGCCGTCTGGGATGCAAACACCGACATTGAAGGCTGCATCACCAACATTGAGCCGATCTATGTGGAGATGACTAAGATGGAGGAGGAAATCAATTATCTGCGCTTCCGGCTGCTCGTGTTGCAATGCAAGACGGCCCCAGCGACGACGCAGAAATACGCACTCAACTAGCCATGATCACAAGACAAGCACTTCTCGACCTGCTGCTGCAACAGCAGGAGACCATCAACCTGTTGCGGGATACGGCGCGGCACAACTACCGGGAGGACTCTAAAGCTATTAACTTGATTAAGGCGTGGGGAATTTACTGGAAGAAGCGCGCCGAGAAAGCCGAGGACGAGCTGATCGACCTCAAACTGTTTGGAAAAACACAACCGCATGAAAATCTCTGAACTCATCTCAAAATTGGAACAGCTCAAGACCGACCACGACGACCTTGATGTCTGTTATGTAGACCATTCGGACGGTTGCTGGTGCGACGTAAACGAAGTTGTACCCAGCTATCCATATAAACCTTTGACTTGGGTTGAGGATTCATCACAACCTGCTTGCCACATCACTTTGAAATAATATGGCCACAACCAAAATGAACTACTACCACGAAACCACGCACATCCGACCACGAGTTTATTGCGCCGACGGAATCTCTTTGAGCATTCAAGCGAGCGAGTACGCTTATTGCCACCCAAGACAACGATATAACCGTCATTGGACTACTTATAACTCCGTCGAGGTCGGTTACATTTGGGATAAGGAATCAAAGCCTTTTTTGCCTCCAGCTCTTTGGAGAGAGTATCAAAGCGGTGATGACGAAATTTGGGCGTACGTACCTGTCTCCGTAGTCGAAGAATTTGTACAAGCGCACGGCGGAGAAGTCGAAGCGCCGCTTGATCCTTTTTTAGAGAAAATCATCGAGTAAACAACCATGACCACAACCAAAACACCTCAAGAGCTGGCCGCATACCTTCGCAAAGCAAACGCTTGGCGGCGCAGCGATACTGATGAGCCGATGCCTGATCCGACTGAGCTTGGTAAAGCGATAGATCAAGTGATTGCTATTTTGGAAGAGCAGGCGCACCCCCAGCGAATTGCTCGCTCCGAGTGCTGCGGAGCGCGCGCCGTCACTTTCAAGCCGGGATCAACCCAATGGTATGTATGCCCTCATTGTTGCGAGCCGTGCGACGTATATTATCACGACAGTAAACCAACACAACCATGACCACCACCACCACCTACAACGCAATTGTCGCCATCGACAAACAAGGCCGCATCGGACGCAACGGCAAACTTCCATGGAGCAGTCCAGCAGACATGCGGCACTTTGCCAGCAGGACAAAGCACTCGACTGTTCTGATGGGCCGCAAGACTTTCGACTCACTTCCTAAAGTGCTGGACTATCGCACTCATGTTGTAATTAGCAGAGATCATCGACCGGATTTTATATCAGAGTCAGGGCATTATGTCTTTTTTCGCAACTCGTCTGAAGTCGCACAAGCACTATGCGAAAGCATAACCGGCGACGTCTGGGTCATCGGTGGCGCGCAGATCTACAAACAATTTCTGCCGCTTTGCCAGTCCATAGTGGTCACGCACATCAACTCTAGCTGCGACATGCGGCACGATTCGGACGTGTTCATGCCGGAGTGGCAGGATCAGTTTCCGCACGCTGAAACGCAACTAGACGAGACTTTGCAGATCTGGCGGTACTGGCGCACGCAAAGCGTGGAAAGCAAGATCATCGAGCAGATCCGCGCACGGCAGGCAGCCGGCGCTTTGAAGTACGGAACCACGATGCGAAGGGACGATTTAAGCGTGGGCGACTGGCTGCAACACGCTAAAGAAGAAATGTTGGATGCTGCAATTTACTTGCAGAAGCTGCAAGACGTTCAGGCTCAGTTAAAGACAGACTAGGACAAGCTAAAATCAAGCTAAAATCAAGCTAAGGACAAGCTAAAATTTCCCTCCTGATAAACAACACAACACCAGAACCAGAACCAAGAACAAAACTATGGCTATTAAAAAGAAATTTGAAGACGGCGGATGCGCATTTCCTAAACCAACAGTCTATGCGCCTGGTTATTCAGAAATAGAATATGGAAGCTATGGTATGACTTTGCGTGATTATTTTGCATCTCAAGCCATGGGCCATTTTCTAAATATAGACACTGATCATTGTGCTCTAAATAAAGATTCTTGCAAAGAACCTCAGTTCAAAAAGTCATTATCTTTACGTGCTCGCACTGCTTACGCTTACGCGGATGCAATGATAGCCGAAAAAAACAAATCTTAGCGATAGAACAACACGACACCAAAACCATGAAACTCAACATTACGCGCGGCAAGATCGCGCGACCACAAAAGATCGTCATCTACGCACCAGAAGGCATCGGCAAGACCACCCTAGCCGCTGCTTGTCCTGACCCGCTCATTATCGACCTAGAGCAAGGCAGCCACCATCTGGACTGCGCTAGAGTGGAGCCGACCAGCTACGCACAAACGTGCGACATCGTGAAGGAGCTGGCGCAGGGCAGCGACTTCTCGACCGTCATCATCGACACAATCGACTGGCTAGAAGAAAAGATGCTGGAGCACGTGTGCAAGGCCAACAACAAAGCCAGCGTGGAGGATTTTGGATATGGCAAGGGCTACATCGTCGCAGCCGAGGAGATGGTAAAGTTCCTGACGCTTCTCGACAAGCTGGCTGTGAAGTCGAACGTCATCCTCCTGGCGCACAGCGAAGTCAAAAGGCAGGAGCTGCCAGATCATCCGCCGTTCGACCGTTATCAACTCAAGCTGGCAAAACAGATCGCTCCAGTCGTCAAGGAGTGGGCTGATGCCATTCTGTTCGGTTCCTTTAAGCTGGCAATCCGCGAATCCGATGGCCGGGCCAAGGGCGTGGCAGCCCGGGAGCGGACACTGCGATGCGCGCACTCAGCCACCGCCGACGCGAAAAACCGACACGGGCTGCAAGATGTCGAACCGTGGGACATCGCCACGATCCGCAAGATTCTGAAATCATCTGTGCCGACAGAACCAGCACAACCCGTGGCGCCGCAGCTTTCGTTTGTGGAGACATTCTTGCCATACCGCGACAAGGTCGTGGATTTTCTGATCCTTCGGAAAGAACTGAAAGAAGGCCAAGGGCTTTATGAGGTTTCAGAAGCATACCAAGCGCGGGTCATGAGCAACGTGGAAGCATTTAAGCAGGCCGTTGGCTTGGAGGTGGCGTCATGATTAGGCCATCAAGTTTGCCAAAGCTCGCGGAATGCGTGCGCTTTGAAGGCATGGCGGGCGCGGGGCCGGCTGCGGAGCGAGGCAATACGCTCGACAAGCTCTATCGTGAGGTGCTGGGCGGAGTGGCTGCTCTCGATCCAAACGACGAAGAGCACAAGGGGATCTCCTGGGCGGTCGATATGACCCGCATCCTAGCCAACAAACAAGCGGATGATGTCGGACCTGAGATCTTTACCACGGAAAGCATTCTCTGGAAGGAGGACGACTTGCGCGTCGAGGCGCTTGGGATGCGCGGAACCGCTGATTGCGCATTGCCGCACGCTCGGACATCCATCGACCTCAAGACCGGACAGGAGCGCAACTACCTAGAGCAGCAGGCGCTGTATGCGCTGGGTTTTATGGCTCGATACGGTGTAAAAGAATGGACAGTCGTTTTGTTGTACTCGGATCTGCGGCTGATGATGAAGTACAAATTCACACAATACTGGGCGGAGACTATGATTCGCCACTTGATGGCGAAAGTGCACGACCCGGTGGCGGTCGCCACACCATGCGAATACTGCAACTGGTGCGCGAAAAAGTACACCTGCGCGGAACGACTGGAAACGGTCGCGTTCTGGGCGGGCAAAGATCCGGCAACCATCTACTGGCAAGTCGAAATGAACGACCCAGTGAAGCTGGCGCAGTTCATCAATCTGTGCTCGCTCATCACGAGCAAGGACGGACTTGAGGACTACGCACGCGGACTTGCACGCGACAAGCTCAATACAGGCGAGGACGTGCCGGGCTTTGTGCTGCGCAATCGGCGAGGGCGCGAATATGTAGAGCCGGAGACCGTCGCCATCCACGCGGAACAACTCGGGATTGCCAACATCCTCGCGGCGTATGGCAGTCTATCCGCCGAGAAGTTCAAGGGGCTATGGGAGACCGCACTAAGCGGCGTGCCATTCCCAACGGACGAAATCAAATCTGGGCCGAGTTCACAATTTGTGGCCAGCCAACCAAAACCAAAAACCAAACCATTGAAGTCATGAAATACACAGCAGGCGTACCCAAAGAACCAGAGTACAAGATCCTTGAACCGGGCGATTACGATTTTGTCGTGAACGATGCGGTCGAGAAAAAGAGCAAATCAGGCAACGACATGATTGAGCTAAAGCTCACAGTCGGCACGCATCCAAACGGGAAAGGCGTTTACGACTACCTCGTTTTTGATGGCAAGAACGAATGGAAGCTCGACAGCTTCCTGCACTCGATTCAACGTCACCCAGGCGTGGGCGTCGAAATGGACATCGACCCTATGGATTTTGTCGGAGAGAAGGGCCGCGTAAAGATCAAGGTTGAACTCTACAACGGCAACAAGTCAAACAAGGTACAGGGGTACTTGTTCGACAAAGACGCAAAGCAGAAGCCAATGGAGGCGACCAGCGGCGCCGACACAATCCCATTCTAAAGTGAAGCTCCGCGACTATCAGCAGGAAGCACTCACTGCAATCCACGAGGGATTTAAATCTCGACAACGGCTCTTGGCAGTGCTTCCTACTGGAGCCGGAAAGACAATTCTCTTCGCACACATTGCGGCAAGTCATACACCGCACAGGACGCTTGTTCTGGCTCATCGCGAAGAGCTGCTAACGCAAGCAATCGACAAGATCCATCGAGCTACCGGACTGGTGGCGGAGATGGAGAAAGCCAGCCACCACGCATCAATGAATGCGCAGGTGGTGGTTGCAAGCGTTCAGACCATGATGGGACGCAAAGACCGCTGGCCTAAAGATCACTTTGGGCTGGTGGTAGTGGATGAGGCGCATCATGTGCTCAGCGATTCCTACCAGGCTGTAGTGTCGCACTTTCACAACCACGCAAAGATTCTGGGCGTCACCGCTACGCCGGACCGAGGAGACAAGCGCAATCTAGGCGCTTATTTTGAGGAGATCGCATATGAGGTCGGGCTGGCTCGACTTGTTCGGGATGGCTATTTGTCACGGATCAAGGTCAAAAAGCTGCCGGTCACGGTCGATCTGCGGACAGTCGCCAAGCTGGCCGGCGATTACAAAGTGGCGGATCTCGGTCATGCACTCAGTCCGCGATTGTGGGATGTGGCTAAGGCCATCGCATCGGAGACGCAGGACAGAAAGACGATCGTGTTCTTGCCGCTGGTGGAAATGGCGCGCGACTTTTCCGTGATGCTCAACAAGTGCGGCGTTACATCGCAAGCGGTCGCAGGAGTGGACAGCACAGACGATCGACATGGCGCGCTGGCATGGTTCGCAAATGCGCCAAAAGGCACGGCGCTTTGCAACGCTATGCTTCTGACGGAAGGCTTTGACCAGCCTGACGTGGACTGTATCGCAATCCTCCGCCCGACGCAGGTGCGGGCGCTTTTTGCGCAAATGGTGGGGCGTGGCACGCGCATCCACCCAGGCAAAGATGATCTTCTGCTTCTCGATTTCCTTTGGCAAACCGACCAGCACAAGCTCATCACGATTTCGCGGCTGATTGCGAAGTCACCCGATGATGTCGCTGCCATCGAAACGGCAATTGAGGCAGGGGACGAGGTGTTCCAATCCGCCGAGGATGTCGAGACGCAGCGACTCAAGAAGCTACTCAAAACGCTGGATGCGGTCAAAGAGCGACCCGCCCAAACTTACGATGCGGTGGAAATGGCCTACGCTCTGGATGACGAGGAGCTGCTTACTTATGAACCGACCATGGAGTGGCATCACAAAGAAGTCAGCGAAGCGCAGACCAACATCCTGATCCGCGCAGGCTTTGACCCAGGGTCTGTAACGTGCCGAGGTCACGCATCCAAGATCCTCGACAAGCTGGCCATCCGGCGGGCGGCTAACCTCGCAACGCCAAAACAAGTGCGGTTGCTGAAACGCTTGGGGCACCCGTCACCACAGACAGCAACATTTACTCAAGCAGGCGCCTTTATCTCTCAAAAATTCGGACGATGAAATACACACCACGACTACACGTAGACACCATAGAGACGAGGCTTCCAGAAGCCGTCCACGCATATTTGCAACATGGCGCCGCTCAGGGGCAGCGGAACGCAACGCTTTACTCGATGGCTCAGCAATTCTTTGCTGCCGGCATCCCACAGGCTGAGGCGCAGAACAAACTACTACCTCGTGCGCTGGCCGATGGGCTGAGGGAGGCTGAATCAATCACGGCGATCATGAGCGGCTACAAAAGCACGGTCGTCACCGATCCGATCAAGTCGAGGCGCACAGTTTCGCATTCGGTGGCGTCGGCAATGGTGCACAAGGACGATTTTATTCAGGCGTTACAGGCCGCATTCCTACCCGACGAGCTGGTCGCTGTGTGCGATGCACGTTGGCAGGAGGACAGATGGGTGCCAGACGCTGCGATGATTAAGACCCGCACGCAGTGGGAGAAGCATCACGCGAAACGTCCCATTGACCTTGTGTGCTCGACCGGCGGCGGCGCTTATATCGGAATCAATCCGCTCTCGACGTTACAGGGCGGGCGTAAAAATGACAACATACACGCTTACCGTCATGTGCTTGCAGAGTTTGATGATGGCGATCCGGAGGAACAACGGCGCACGCTGGAAACCTCGGGGCTGCCAATCACGCTGATCGTGACGAGCGGCAAAAGATCAATCCATGGGTGGATCAGGGTGGACGCTGCAAACAAACAAGAATGGGACGAGCGGCGCGACCAGATATTTACTCAGCTCAAGTGCGACCCAAAGAACAACGACCCGGCGCGGGTCAGTCGCTGTCCAGGAGTGCTCCGCGAAGTGGATGGCGTGCGGGTACTACAGGCGCTGCTGGCCACACAGATTGGGCCGGGCGAGTGGCCGGAACCTAACCCGCTGCCGAAGCTGCTGAACGTAAAAACGCTGCGCCAGAGCGTGGCATTCGGGGACGGGCTGCCGGATCTGATCACCGGGCTGCTCAGCGTGCGCTCCAAAATGATGATTGCGGGGCCGTCCAAAGCGCGGAAATCATGGACGCTGCTGGACCTAGCCATCTCAATATCGTCGGGCGCGCCGTGGCTCGGGCTGCCATGCGCTCAAGGAAAGGTTATCTTTATCGACGGCGAGCTCCACAAAGAGCAGATCCTTGACCGCTTGATGACGGTCAGCGAATCGCGATTGCTGCCGGAAGACGTGTGGTCGGACAACCTGATGATCTGGCCAATGCGCGGGCAGATGCGGGAAGTGACCGAGCTGATGCACGCGCTCATGGATACGCTGCTCAAAGAGCGCCCGCTGGCCATCATCCTCGATCCGATTTACAAACTCCTGGGCGATCGGGACGAGAACGCAGCGGGAGAGATCAATTCGCTGCTGAACGAGCTGGAGCAGGTCGCTCGGAATGTGGGCTGCTGCATATTGTACTCGCACCACTTTGCGAAGGGCGACAGCTCTGAGAAGTCGCCAATCGACCGCGCGTCTGGTTCTGGTGTGTGGGCGCGTGATCCTGATGCGATGGTCTTTTTCACTCCGCCGCCTAGGCCGAAGAAAGGAGAGGCACCGTCGGCCTACGATTTTGACGTGAACTTGGTCGCTCGTGGACATCCGCCGACCGATCCTTTCGCTGTGAAGTGGAACGTGGGGCACTTTGAGCGCCAAGGCACGGGCGCGCTTTATAAGCTGAAACGCAATGATCTTGCATTAAGTAAAAGCCCATCGCTTGCGTCAGCGGCGATTCTCATTTTGCGCGAAATGCCGCTGCTGTCAGAACCCGCAGTGATGGAGTACATGAAATCAACGCTTGATGTGAGCTTTGATGAGGTAAAGAAAATCTGGGCCGAGGTCAAGAAGCCGCATCATGGCAGCGTGGTTCTCAACCCAGATTCGGGTATGTGGATGGGCGTCGCTAATCGTCCGTTTTGATTACAGGCCGTAGGATTCCTTAAGATACTTAAAACGAGCCTTGGCTGCTTCCAGTGTTTGGGCTCGCTCTTCTTCGGGGGTCAAGACTGGTTCTTCTGGCTCTGACTCGTGGTCGGGCTCATCCGCTTTTTCTGATTTTGGAGTTTCCGTGCCTCCGTTTTGCCAGTGAAAAAACCCGATCTTCCAATCTCCTTGCCATCGTCCCTTGTAACAGGTCACGTACTGAGCATGGCGGGCGGAACTAAAAACCGCATCGGCCAACTTGGCGTCGATTTTAAACTGTTCACACATCCATTGGATCACTTCGCTTTCGCCAAGGCGCTTGTGTTTAAGGGCAGGCATTTGGCACATTCCAGTCCAATAATGATGGTACTTTGGTGGTCTACGATTCATGGTTTTTGTTTTTGTTGGTTTCTTGTCTGGGGGTATAGCACTTGCACTCTATTACCCCGCTGTGGGGACAGTGTATGCTCGTCAGGATTACCGCTTCGACACGAGAATAATCGCACGGGGCACATTATTAGTCAAGGCAATAATCGCTCCGGTGAGCTTTTTCGAATAGCTCGGGATGAATATATGTCGCTCCGGTGTAAATGCTTTCGGGGAGAATAAGAATACGTAGTATAGGCGGCGTTCACAAACGCGCCGTCTATCGACGCCAGTGGACGCCACCCGTTTGGCGCGGGATGATTAAAAGCCGCTAAAAAGAACACGTAATAATGAAATCAAACAACTCTCACAATGCGGATCACGAAGCTCGCAAAGCGGAAATGATGAAACGCGCACAGATGGCCATAGACGGGCGTCGAGGTGCGGTTGGCTGTGGACATACCGAAGAGGTGGTAAAACCCGCTACAAAGGCCGTTTCCGCGCAAAAGAAAGCTATTCTAAGCGGCGAAGCTCAACGCACACACAATGCGGAGTTTTTGGGCGCCGGGTCGAGGACTCGGAAAGTGCTTATTCAAACCAGACCGCGAAACCACGGCGGACGAGAATGGACTGATGTATCACATCCTGAGACACTGTGCGGAATTGCTGAAATGATGGAGTGGGTGAACACTAATGGTCAAAAGCGCAATCACTATCGCATCATTGAGCGGATGGAGACAACTCTGCTCGCGGCGGCGGAGATGATGCCAAAGCACAAAAAAACCCGGCCAGTCTAAAAAGACTGACCGGGCTCCCCTTTATCAGTTGCCCCCATTTTCCTTAGCGAGGGAATAACGCACCGTCGGGCTCGGTGTCAAGAGCGATGCGCGGCAGTAGTTCGCTATCCTCGGTGTCCTGCTGGATCTGACGCGCTGGCCGCGACGGGCGGTCAGGCGGAGGAGCAATGAAGATCGGAGTATCGCTGGCCGGCGTATCGTAGGGGTGGAGAAACACGGTGGGCTGGCGGTCGGTGAGGCGGGCTTCTAGGGAGACGATCCAAGTGAAGCTGGAGGCTTGGGTGACGAGAAGGGTGATGAGAATGATGTTTTTCATATTGGGGTGTTGGTGGTGGGTGGTGGAAGAAGTGGGAGGGAATGGGAGGGGTTGGCGATTATTTGATTGAGATCAATTTCCAGTTGCCATTAAAAAGGGAATACATGTAAAGGCGAAAATCGGCATCTGATGCAAACTGATCTGAATCAGTAAACCACCGATCAAGAATTGGCTGGTAGGTTTGGAATGTGTAGGTTTTCATATTGATTGATTGGTTGCGCCTGCCGTGATTGGCGGGCTGTGTTGTCACTATACACTAACAGGGGATACCGTCAACACATTATTTAATCTTTTTCGCATTTTTTATTAGTGCATCAATGAGTAGTAGTTGAACCCAGACGGGCGGCTCGCTTGCGTGTTGTTCGTACTTCTGGAGCATCCTCAATGGCATCTCAGGGATGAGTCGAGCGCACTGCGATTGGCTTAGTCCATACTTGCGACGGATGGCAATGAGCGTTTGTCCTAGTGTCTCGGTGGTGGGGGTGTTGGTCATGAGATGGTGACTGTACTCTGACAGAGGATGCGGTCAATTGAGGTTTGGAAAAATTGAAAATGGGACCTGATGAATTTTGTAACTGCGAGGTTTGGTTTGGACTGGCTGATCGAATAGAGTTGTTACGTGTTTCGCGTAAAAAGTTTTAGGCGCATTACAGGCGACAGTGTTGCGATAAGAAGCGAAGTAAAAGGAACAATAAGGCGTTATTATATCTCTTATTTTCATTATTTTTTTACACTTTTGCTCAAAACTGTTCATTTGACTACTTTTTGACCATTTGGTGTTCAGTTGAACACTGTTCAAACGACCACCCCCAATAAGAAAACTACTGTTCAAACGGTCCGGGACAGGTTTCCGCCTCGCGCGCATTATTTTTAATCATGCAAGTTTTTTGCATTTGTTTTACGCAAACTATTTGCGTTATGGCCGGTTCTCGCCACTTTGACGCATCGACACCGACCACCCAGTTTTTCAGGTAGCCGCGCCCGAGTACGTCGAGGCGCCCGAGGACGTGCTCGCCGAGCGCATCGTCCGGCGGTGGCGGCAACATGCGGATCTGAGCCGAGCGCAGGCCATCGACATCGTAAAGGCGGAGTACGTGCGTTTTCAGATCGAACGGGAGGCTCGTGACCTCGACCATTACAGCTACGCTAAGGGGATCTCGGCAGTGCTGGCCTACATCGCCGACTCGGCAACCCCGATGGTCGAGCTGGATGCGGTCGCGTATTGCTACGGGCTGATTGGCCGTGCGGAAGAGTCGATGGACCAGATCGCCAAGCGCCACCGGATCAGCAAACAGGCATTTTCTAAAAAGGTCGAGAAGACGCTGGAGAGCTTCCATCTCAAACCCAAGCACGGGATGCGGCCACAACCGCAAAGGAAGATTTACGAATCGGTTCACCATGCGAAATGGGAGCACATCGAACAAGACGCACCCAAACAATGACCAGTTACATCACAATTGACCCAGGCGTGAACGGCGGGATCGCGTGGGACACTGCGCAGCTCGCATCTTGCATGGGCATGCCAGGTAGCGACACCGAGACAGTGGAAGAAATTGAGAGGCTTGCTGAAATGGACGACGTACTTCGCCGGATACGGCCCGGCATCAAGTGCATCATCGAGGACGTTCCCAAGTTCGTAGGAAAAGCACTGCCGGGCTCGACCATCTTCCCGCTCGCGTTCAACTGCGGATTGATTCGCGGGATTGCGGTCTCATTGCGGATGCCGGTTATCCTAGTCAGGCCGCAAGACTGGCAGAAGCACTTTCGACTTGGCACCAAAAAGGACACCAGCGGAACGACCGAATGGAAGAACCGCTTAAAGGCGGAGGCGCAACGCAGGTACCCACATCTCAAAGTCACACTTAAAACAGCGGACGCACTTCTGCTCCTAGCCTACGCACAAGAAAAACAACTTTAATCACTATGTTTACACCAATCCAACTAGAACCCAAAAAGAACGTCGCGCGTTTCAAAAACATGCAGGTCGGCGAGGTGCGTGAGTTTGGCACATACACAAAAGCTCAAGCGGTATCAATGCTGCGCGCTCGCATGAAGAAGCACGTGCACGAGATCTACACGCTCGACACCTCATCGGTCCCATTGAAATTCCGCCGCGACGCCTGAGCTATGCAACTAGCATTACCAAACTTTGACACCTTCAGCATAAAGGAGCTGGAGGACTTCGCCGCCGCCGAGCTTTCAATGATGCGGGAAGAGGCACAGACGGCATCGACAATCAGCCAGACCGCATTTCAGCGCGCGTGGAAGGTGGGCAAAGCGTGCGTAAAACTCAAGGAAGGAGTAGACGAGGACGAATGGGAAGCCTACGCGACCCAGGCAGTGGGAGCCGGGGACTACTATGCGGTGTACCGCTGTATGCGACTGGCTCGAATGTCACCGGACAAGCCTCCGCTGCAAAAGACAGGGAGTAGCCAGTACAAACAACTCCAGATTGCGATGGGGCTTGAGTCCGCGCCTAAGACGACGCCGCGCAAGACGGACGTGCTCAAGTTCCAGAACCTGATGGCATCGCTCGGCTGCATCAAGCGGTGGTGGCGTGAGGGGCACGTCATCGAAACGCTCGATGCAGAGATGATCGCCGAGATCCTAGAGGACATGCAATTTTTACAAGAAATCTATGAGACACTCCAAAAGCAGATTCCCGAAGCCACCGACACCTCCGCAAGTGGATAGAGAGATCATGCTGGGAGAGGTGCCGAAGCGCATTCAGCAAACCATGGACGTGTCACGGGAAACGGTCGCTGATTCGCAAGAGCGGCTCGGCGACACCGGTGTGCTGCTGCGTGAGTGGATCGAATGGTGCGAGAGCACTGGTCGCGCGGCACACGCTGCGGATCTGATCGAGCGAAGCCGTGCGGAGATGCGCAATCAATAACAGCATGGATGCAATCACCGCCGAGGACACCCAGAAAAAGCTTCAAGACCTGCTCGCGCGGGTCGCTGCCGGCCATCCATTGTCTTATGCGGAAAGCGAGTTCCTGAAGGGGCGCACCATTCAGCCGAAATATCAAACGCTTGGCGATGTCGCTGCCTTCTTCTCGATCTCAACACCGGGATTGAGACGATGGGAAGAGAAGTATCCCGAGGCTTTTGCAAAAGGGCCGAACGGCTACGATCTCGAAAAGATCAAAACCGCAAGGCAGCAGTTCTTGGCCAGCGGCAAGTATACGCGGCTAAACGACGGAGACACGATAAATGTCGAAGGAGTGCAAGATGTTGCATCGCTTAAGGCGCGCAAGATTCATCTGGAATGTCAGAAGCTCGCCACTCAGATCGAGATTCTACAGTCGAAATACGTGTCCGTTGATGAGGTTCTGGCGCAGGTCCGGGCGGTGATGTATGCGATCAAGGAGAAGATCAAACGCGTCCCTCCTGAAATGGCTTACGAGGTGAGCGGAGTTTCACCGGCGGAAGCGGAAGAGCGCCTGTTTGCCTGCATCGACAAAATCCTGCGGGAGATGGAGCACGAAGATTACGTCAAGATCGAGGAGCAGTTAAAGGCGAAGAAGGTGGATGTTGAAATGATGGAAGTCGAGATCGCGCCGGCTGAGCCAGTGAAACGAGGGAGACCGCGCAAGAGCTAATGGCATTCTCGATTTACTCACTGATGGCGGAGGTTTGGCGGCCAACGCCGAAGCTACCGGTGGACGAGTGGCTGCGCACGCACGTGCGGTTCGAGCGCGGGCCGATTCTCGGGTCGTTTGACGTGCGAAACTCGCCATGGATTAAAGCGCCGCTTGAAGAGCTGCGGAATCACGAGACCCGCGAAATCATCTGCGCGTGCTCGGTGCAGAGCGCTAAGACCGCGCTGGCTGAGGGCGCCATGTTGTACCTAATCGCCGAGGAAGGCGGCGACATGTGTTTGTATTTACAGACCGACGAGCACGCGGACGAATTTCTAGACACCCGGTTCAAGCATCGCATTCTGGACTGTAAGCCGGTCAGAGCAATGCTCAACAAGGGAGACAAGAGCATTCAAAAGCGAACGGTGGCATTTGCTCACATGACCCAGTATGTGATGGGTGCCAGCAACATCCACAACCTCCAGTCCAAGGCTGCGCGCTACGTCATCGGAGACGAAGCCGCCTACTGGACGCACGGCCACATCGACGAGTCACGCAAACGGACAACCTCGTTTGACGCGCGCAACTCCAAGCGCATCTACGTATCGACGCCGATGAACAACAGCGGTGAGTTCTACGAGAGCTTTACCGCCGGCTCATGCAGCGAGTGGCACGTCGCTTGTCCTGCCTGCGGCGAAAAGTGGCCGATGGTGTTGGGTCAACTCAAATGGGACGGCGAAGGCGCCAAGCTCGCGGACGGCAAGTACGACCTCGCGCGCATCAAAAACACGGTGCGTTACGAGTGTCCCTCGTGTAAAGTCCACCTAAAGGACGAGCCGCAAGTCCGCCGACAGATTGCGAACAGCGGGTTCTATCAGAATCAGAACTCGGCGCCTGACCCGCGCGTTAAATCATACCACTGGAACGCGCTGACCGTGCCATGGGTCGCATGGGACACTATCGCCAGCGAGTTTCTCAAGGCCGAACACGCGCGGAAGCTGGGTGATTACTCGCCGTTGGCGGAGTTTGTGCGCAAACGACTCGGCGAGTTCTGGGACATGCGCGAATTTCAGAGCGAAGAGGTCAATTTGTCGGGCGGATTCGCGATGGAGGAGCCGTGGGACCAAGAGTTCAGGCGTTACATGACGGTGGACGTGCAGCGCGACTATTTCCGCGTCATCGTGCGGTTGTGGGCACAAAACGGCGAATCTAGGCTCTTTTATGCTGGTGAGCTGCATACTTGGGCGCAACTGGCCGACCTACAGAAAAGATTGGAGATCACCGACAGGCGCGTGTTCGTCGATTGCGGGTTTGAACGGTATCAAGGGGAGGTTTACCGGCAATGCGCGGCCAATAATTGGATTGCGCTCAAGGGAGACAAGGCGCAGTTCTTCACGTGGACGCTGCTAGACAAGCGGACAGGCCGGAGCCGGTCGGTCAAACGACCTTATTCGCAGATTCAGCACGTTGATTCCGGTGTAGGGCTTGCTCGATCCAAGATGCGCAACGCTCGACAGGCCGACTTGTGCGACCGTATCGTGTGGTCAAGCGACTACATCAAGCTGGTGTTGCATCGGCTGCGCGCAGGCCAGGGCGCATCGTGGCAGATCGCGCACAATGCCCCCAAATGGTACTTTAAGGAGATCCAGAACGAGGTCTTTGTCACCGAGAAGGACAAACGGACTGGCAAGAACAAGACTTTTTTCAAAAAGCTAGGCGAGAACCACTCTTTCGATGCGGAGGCAATGCAGGTCTTAGCCGCTTGCATCGAAAAAATCATCGGTCAGGCCGAAATCATCACAAACGACGTGGAGGCTGTCAACGCTTGACAGGCTAAGTGACTTTATGGGCGGACCTTCGATTTTACGTTACGCGTCGCTGCAATATTGCGAAACGCTTTACGATCAGTGCTTATCGGCGCTGACCGAAGGACAAGGCACCATCGTGATTAGCACATCGGGCGGCGGCGAGTCTGAGACCCGCGCATCTGGATCGGACGGCGGCATTCCCGTCATGGCTTTGATGCGGGCTGTAATGCGGAGAATGCACCAGCTCGACCCAGTCAAGTACCCGCTCATCTCCAACCGCCTCAAACCTGACTTTTCAACCTTTCCGCTATGAGTTTTATCGAGCAAACTATCAGGTTTTTCAGTCCGGCAACCGCTTTGCAACGCCAGCGCGCGAAAGCGCAGCTTGAGGCGGGCGATAAAGTTGGCTACTGGCGCGTCGGGGCGCAGTCATCGACCAATCGTCGGGCGAGCGGACAAACGCTGGATCAACCAGATTCCAGCCGCAACCACACCGACCGGGTGACGCTGATCAGGGAGGCGCGGTGGCTGGAAGAGAACAGCAGTGTGGTGAAGTCGATCCTGCGCAAATACCGCACCTTTTCAGTGGGCCGATTGCAGTACGTGCCGCGCACCAGCTCCGAAGAGGCAAATAAAGCGATCACGGCCTACGTCGAGCGATGGATGGCGAGCTGCGATCTGACCCGTCGCCATCACTTTCGGGTGCTGGCCGGGCTGGGCGTTACCAGCATGAAGCGTGACGGCGACATTGGCTACATCGTGAGCGAAGTGCCAATGACGCCGCTGGACGAGATGTTGAAGATCAGTCCGATCCGGCTACAGGCCATCGAGGCTGACCGCATCGGCTCGATTCCTAACCGCAACGGGACGGACACCAAACCATTTAAGCCGCTCAAAAGGGGCGAGCAGGACTTTTCCGGCGTTGTTATCGACGCGATGGGCAGGCCGATTCGTTACCGGATCTACAATCGCAGCACGACCGGCGAAAGCATGATGCCAGCTTTAGAGGTGCCAGCGCAGGAGTTCTTGCACTTGTTCGACCCCACCCGGTTAGACTCTTATCGGGGCTTTTCGGCGTTCGATGCTGCAATCACCGACATCAAAGATCTTCAGGAGATCCTCGCGTGCGAAAAGATTTCCGTGAAGTACCTTTCATCAATCAGCGGCGTCATTAACAATGCGGATGGCAGCGCGGATCAAGATGTATCGCTGGACACGACGCACAGCGATTACATGAGCGATGCGGATCGCATGAAAAAGGTTGAGCCGGGCGCCATCCAATACCTTGCAGAGGGTGAATCGTTCAACCCCGTTGATTTCAACCGCCCGTCGCCGACCTTTAACGGGTTCTTGGACACGCTTGTCCGCTCGACCGGGCTGACTGTCGGGCTGCCGTTCGGCTTCATCTATTCTTGGGCGGGACAAGGGACAGCGGTAAGAATGGAAGCGGCACAGGCTGCGAGGGAGTTTGAGATGACTCAGCTAACGTTGGAAGAGAAGTTCCTTTATCCGATCGTGATGCGCGTCATCGCTCGCGGCATCCAGCTTGGGCACTTGCCAGCCGTGGCTGACTTTGATGCGGGCGAATGGCGCTTCCCTGCAAAGGTCACAGCCGACATCGGGCGCGAATCAAAGGCGCTCATCGACGAGACCATGGCCGGGATTATCAGCAAAACGCAGATCGCGGCGGATCGCGGTGAAGATCGCAACATCATTCGCAGCCTGCTGCGCGCGGAGGCCATGGAGCTGGTCGAAGACGCCAAGATGGTGCAGGCCGCGTCTGACGGTGTGCTGGATCTGCCAACCGCCATCTACATGCTGGAGCGGCGGGCTCCGAACGCGCCGGCTATCCCGGCGCCAGTGGCTGCACCTGCGGAGGACGTGCCAGAGATTGAGGACGAAGAATCACCAGAGGACGAAGCCGAGGACATTGCTGAGGACGAGGCAGAGGCTGGCAGCACTGATTGACATAGGTGCGGCCAGTATGCCAGTCACCGAAGAGATTCAGACATTCGCCGCGTTTCAGGGCAAGGTTTCAGGAAACACCATCATGGGTGTTTCGCTGATTCAGGAAGGGCCGGCGCTGGGCCATGGCGTTTATGTGGACAAGCGTTCATTGAACAAGTTTAAGTCGCTGGCCATCGAAAAAGGCCGGGTGAAGGCAAAGCTTAATCACTTCTCCAGTGTCGAGGACACGGTTGGCTATTATGAGAATTTCCGGGTGAGCAAAGGCAAGCTGCTTGCCGATCTGACTTTGTTCGACGCTCACAGCGGAAAGGAGATGTTGCTGGAGATGATCAATGAAATTCCATCCGCTTTTGGCGTCTCCTTGATGTTTGCAGCGGATGCGCCAGAGTTGGACAAGGAAAGCGGAAACTACATGACCCGCCCACGCGGTTTATACTCGGCAGATTTTGTGGACACACCCGCAGCCAATGCTGACGGCGTGTTCTCGGCTGATCAGATTGACAGCGAAGAAAATGATATGCCTACCGATTCAGTGGCGCCTGCGCCGGAACCTCAAGTCGATTTTTCCGCCATTATCGCGGAACAGTTTGCCGCGTTTACTGCTAAGTTCGATGCGGTGGCTACGCAATTCGCCGAAGACAATGCCAAGGTCTTGGCTGAATGCGAACAACTCAAGGCCGACCTGAAAGCGTTGCAATCCGGCAACAGCGACATCGAGTTGCAAGCTCGCCTCGCCGCCGCCGCTCCCGCTCCTGCTGCTTTTGCCGCTCCTATCAACGAGCCAGAAGTCAAAGTTCCAGCGATCTCCTACCACGAAGCCAAGAATCAAGCCATCGGAACGGCCACCGGCCTTGATCGACTGAAAGCGGTTCGTGCGTTCACCGAAAAATTCCCAACCGAGGCCGCATACGTCTCGGCCAACTCATAACAACTTTCTTCTAAGACCATGCCACAAGCCAATCTTCTCGACATTGCAAAGCTCAACGGCTCCGACACCATTGTCGGGCTGATTGAAGAAACGCTGACCTACGCTCCCGAGGTTCAGATCATGCCAGCGCGCACCATTCGCGGCACCTCGTACAAGATCGCATCGCGCGTCACGTATCCCGGTGTTGGCTTTCGCGCCGCCAACGAAGGCTCGACCCCGACGAAATCGGAGTTCGAGAGCCAGCTCATTGAGTGCTATATCCTCAGCGGCGCCGTTCAGGCCGACGTTGCGGTGGCTCGCGCTTATGAGGACGGTGAACAGGCTTGGAAAGACGTTGAGTCTGTCGGCGTCATGCGCCAAGCGATGATTGAGCTGGGCTCACAAGTCATCTACGGCACCAGCGTTGACTCCAAAGGCTTCCCCGGCTTGCAGGCGATTCATACCGCCTTCAACGCTGGATTGGTTGTGGACGCTGGCGGAACCACCGGTGGAACCGCTTCCTCGGTTTACGGCATCAACACCGACACCCAGGGCGTTCAACTCGTGTTCGGCGCTGGCACTACTTTCGAGCTTGGTGAATGGCGTATCGAAAACGTGGGCACCTCATCGGTGTATCCTGCGCACGTTGCCAACTTGACCGCGTGGGTCGGGATGCAGGTCGGCAGCAAGTACAGCGTTGGCCGCCTCAAAGATGCGACCGCTGAGTCGGGCGCCGGCGTCACCGATGCCAAACTAGCTGAGTTGCTCAGTAAATACCCAGTCGGCTACCGTCCGAATTACTGGCTCATGAACCGCCGGTCCGCTTACCAGCTCCAAGTGAGTCGGTCCGCTTCCAGCGTTCAGAACGGTGTCAAAACCTCAAGCGGTTCTGAGATCTTTGC